TCTTTAGTCATTTCGTTACCTCTGTGACACATGTAGTGTGCTTCCAAATACCAGACTCAGCCCAAACATTTTTATCCAATTGGTGGTAAACCTTCCCATCAACACATTTTAGGTCTGAGCACCCAGTTAAAAGCAATAGGCTAAAAGCCAATGCAAGGCGTAATGCAGTATCTTTCATAATTTCCTCGCTGGACAGTTTCTTCCTTCATTGCAATGGTTATTGCATGGAGGACAAGTTTTCTTCATTAGTCTTAGTGCTTCTTTTAAGCCAGCTAATCCACCTACTCGTTGGTCACCAATAAATATCTGTGGCATTTGCCGAACATCTGGATAGTGCGCTACAAAGTTAGCAAACCTGTCACCAGTCTCAATGTCTATCTCTTTGTATTCAAGATTTAAAGACTGGAGTAGATTCTTAGCTGTCACGCAATTTGGGCAGCCAGATTTTGTGTAGATGGTTATGTTCATACATCCCTCATGTCGTATTCAACAGATGCAGAGTGGTCTGCTTCATCCAAGATGTGTTTAGAAAGACGCATACAGCCTTCTATCTCTAACTCTTTGAATTGTTCAGCAGAGAACAGACCAATCACATTACGGCCTTCAAACCAGATTTCTTCAATGTTCTCGCCATAGATTCCTTCTTCATCTGTGTCATATTCCATGACAACAGTAACAATCTCAGAGCCTTCACCAACAGTTGTGTCAAATTCGTATTTCATTGCTTAATCCTTAAAAGTACCCTTGCGAATTGCTTGGGCTGAGTGCATTGTATAGTTTTCTCAACACAATTGTCTAGGTGTTTATACCTACTCTGTTGTTTTTACGCCAAGACGCTCACTTGCTTGCTCACTTCTCCAAATGTCAGCTTTCATCTGGGCAGCAACAAGCATCCACTTCAAGGTTTCTTCTTTCTCAATGGCAACCATCAAACCTTTGAGTAGGTCAGCATATTCGTAATGAGCGTAGGCTTCACGCTCTTGAGCAACAGCAGAATCTATCCCTCTAGCCATTGCATCTTTCATCAGCAAAGCCTTTTTAGTTTTGCGGAACTCCTCAAGGTAGATTCTTTGTGCTTTAGCTTCCGCATATTTGCATGAATTTTCAATGATGTACTCAATGGCTTTATAGGGTGCTTTCACTTGACTACCCCAATCATTCGTAAAGCCGCTTCTGGGCTATCAATTCTTGCCAAGGTACTTCCAGACCAATTTTCAAAAAAGTCGGCTTGTAGCTTCGTTAAACGCTTTTTAGAGTCTGTTTTAATCTCCACCAGAAAGCTGTGACCCTTATAGCCAACCAAAAGGTCAACTGGCAGACCAATGACCCAAACATATGCTCCTGCTGCTCTTAAAGCAGAAACTATCTGCGTTTGATTTGCATCCACTCTAGCTGCGTATCTCATTCAAGTGTTCCTTCTCGCATTTGTGCCATGTATGCACGAATTCTGTCTCTAGCACCAGTTCCATAAATTCGTTCTGCTCTTTCAAGCCTTGCACGAATCAGGTCACGATTCTTTGACCATTCCCAATTACGATAGAGTTCCCGAGCCTCTGCTTGCTCAAGAATTACCCTATCGCTTGGGCCTTGTATATTTCGCCTACTCCAAGTCACCAGTCAATTCCAATGCTTTGTTTATCAGGTGTAGTGGATAAGGTACGCCTTCACGCACCTTGTCCAATAGTTTCATTGCTTCGTAGTAACTCATGCCTTCCTCACTACTTCTGCAATGTATTTCCGAACATGGTCTGGAATAGGAGCAGCCCTTTTTTCATCAGCTTTAATTTTCTCAAGTGCAGGGTCAGGCTCATTCTTTGATGGAACTGTGAGCCTCACAATGTCAGCAGGATTTTGTTTAGGTGCAACCCAAGCAGCCTCAAAGCCAACCCATTGCTTTAAACAACAATGACTAATCGCCTGTTCAAGTGACCAACCTGCTTTTTCAACTTGTTTAACAAAACCATTCCAACCAGTTTCGGTCAATGTCTTTGCTTTCTTTTCTTTGCGAACTGTCATCCAATCATTCCAAACCTGCTGAGAAACAGAATCAGGACAAGCAACGCTAGTTGCGCTATCTCTCTTTGGTTTATGGTTAATGGTTAGTGGTTTATGGTTAGGTGTAGCTTCGTCAACGACTTGTTCACGCTTCGTGCGATTCTCTCTACGTTTCGCTTCTCTTTCATCAGCGATTCGTTTGTTTGTGTCTGCATTTTTATGATAGTGCAACAACTCTTGAAGTATCCTGTCTTGCACATAACAACCATCTTTATCCAACACAAAAAACCTGCTTAAAACAAACTTTACAGCCTCTACTTCAGCTTCTGTAGATGCCCAAGTCCATTCAAGTGCTTGTTCAAGTGTAGGGAAAACTTCTCTGTCATAACACGAATCAATAAGAAGCGTGTACGCTCCGTGTTGAAGCATTGTCAAACGCCCTGCTTTCTTGGCATAGTCGCCAAGATTTCTCTTGTAGTAGTGCATAAATCCGCCTTTTAAACACCCCTTAAAAGAAACAATCGGCAGGAGAGGGGATAACTCTTTTCGGTATGGGAGCAACCCCACACCTAGCCGTGTTTCAAAACATTGTATCAAATACTTTGATGGTTAGAAATACCTTTTGATAAATCTTTGCCAAACAATCGAGTTGCCTGTTGTTTCATTACAGCATACTCAGATTTCGTAAAGATGCCTTTAGCGTTTCGTAGGTCAAAAGGATTTAGCTTGCAACGAGTTTCCTCATCTGGCAGCACAGGCTTGTTCTCAATCAAGTCATCGTGTAATGTGTACTGTGCTACGTTATAGCGTCCAACCTTAACAATCTTTGTGGTCAGCTTGCCTTGTGTTCGTAGCTTCTTAGCTGTTGATAAAACTGTTGTTTGTGGCATACCAGTCAGGTTAGCAACTTCATGTGAAGTCAATGGGCCATTTTGCAGGGCTTTGATTACTCGTTCTTGTGTCATTTGAACCACTCTGGTTTAAGTTCTTTTAGTTGATAGATGCGTAACTGAGGGATTTTCTTCCATAAGAAAACAGCCGACCTAGTTATGCCGAGGATTCTAGCAAGCTCACTCTGTGAGCCAGCAAGTGTGATAGCAGTTTGTTTGTCCATGTTTTGAGTATAGCTTAGTTAACAAAATACAACACTAGGGAAATTACTTAGTAAATATTTGTTGCTCTACCTGTTTAGTTTGCTATACTTGCATCAGCCCACAACAATTCGTAAGTGGGTAATTTTAAGGAAAAGCAAATGAAAGAAAAGTTAATTGAATGGACACTCGCTGTCATCATCTTTGGCGGTATCGGTGTAATGTTGGCATGGAGAGGCTAATGCAAACAGAACAACTCAGACGCAAGGCTCGTCAACTGTACAACAACAGTTTAGTGCCACAAGAAGTCAATCAATACAATCAACGTAAGTGGGTCAGGGCAGTTCTTAAACTTGGTGACAAGTGGCTCATTGCTAAACAGATTGGCAGAATCCAATGACCAGAGAAGACGCAATCAAGGACTTATCACACGGCTTGTATTGTGTTTACTGTACTGAACCTAAGACCTACGGCTCTTGCTGTGGAGAAAACCACTTTGTAGAGTTTTCAGACCTCTATGAAGAAGACAAAGAAGAAATGATTAAAGAATATTTAAAGGAAGAATGAAATGGTACATTTAAAGTTAATGCGTGCGAGATTGATGTTGCAAGACAAACAACTCAAGAAGTCTGGTCACAATAAGTTTGCTGGTTATCAATACTTTGAACTTGGTGATTTCATTCCAACTATCAATGAAATCTTTTTTGAAGTTGGATTGTGTGGTGTAGTCTCCTATGATGCTGAAATAGCAAGTCTGACAATCACAGATGTTGAAGACGGAACTAACATCGTTATCACCTCACCAATGGCAGATGCTAACCTAAAGGGCTGTCATCCTATCCAGAACCTCGGTGCAGTCGAAACATACACTAGACGCTACCTGTGGGTCACAGCTATGGAAATCGTTGAGCATGATGCTCTGGATTCATCTGCGCCAATTAAGGACGCTGTAATCATCACGCCAGCACAAGGCATCAAAGATGAATTACCTATTGAAATATTAAGGTATCTTGACGAATTAGCAGTTGAACTAATTGCTATTTGTGAGAAAGACCCCAAGGCAGCTTGGGTAAGGTTGGAGCAAGAGAACTTAGAGGCTGACCAAAAAGTCGCTCTTTGGACTTTGATGCCAAGTAACGTAAGAAGCGCAATTAAGAAAGCGAAAGGTTAATATGGAATACGACAATACTAATCGAGGCTCACTCTTTAAGAATGACCGAAAAGATGATGCTAAATTTCCTGATTACAAAGGAAGCATTAACGTAGATGGAACAGACTACTGGCTATCTGCTTGGATTAAGGTCAGCAAAGATGGTGCTAAGTTCATGTCTTTGTCTGTCAAGAACAAGAACGCAGATGTGCAGCCTAAGAAAAAGGTCAAGCAAGAAGAATTTGAGGACGATGCGCCTTTCTGAGTTTTGGGCGAAAGTGGCTAGAAATAGCGGACGAACATGAGTAGCCCACCTAATGAAATGCGGAATTCTCTGGCTAGTCATACTGACTTCCGAGATTTCCGAGGCTTGATTCCCGAAAACTCGCATTTCTTGCCTAGCAACATAGACATGATATGTGAGAGAAAGGGACACTTCTTAATTGGCGAATGGAAAAAGCCAAATGAGAAAATGGCAAAAGGTCAAGAGTTGCTGTTAAGGGCTTTTGCTCAAGTGCCTAAATTTACTGTGATTATCATTATTGGTGACACAGATACGCAGTACACAACTGTCGGTAATGTTTTCCAAGTTCCGACATTTGGTAATTGTAAAAAGATTGGCGAGGGTCTTGATTTCTTGAAAGACTTTTATGTAATGTGGTACGAATTTGCAAACTCAAAAGGATAAATATGTTTGGTGTATAATGATTTATCATTTAACACCATAGGACTTATATGATTACGCAAGAACGTCTAAAAGAATTGTTTGAATACAAAGATGGATGCTTAATAAGAAAGTTTAGTAGAGGTAGAGGAAATTCAAGTTTGCGATGGAAAGCTGGGACATCTATTGGTCATACAACAAAATCTGGATATTGCTTGGCAAGTGTAGATTACACAACATATAAACTTCATAGATTGATATGGCTATGGCATTATGGAAAGTTTCCAGAAAAACATTTAGACCATATTGATGGGAATCCATCAAACAATAAGATTGAAAATCTAAGAGAAGCAACAGATGCTCAAAATATACAAAACCAAAGAAGACCAAGAGCAAACAATAAACTTGGATTCCAAGGTGTTTACAAAGTTAAAAATCGTTATCGAGCAGTTGTGACTACTAATGGAAAAGGAAAACATATTGGGTATTTTTCTACACCAGAACAAGCACATCAAGCATATGTTTTAGCAAAACGAAAAGTTCATGAATTTTCAACAATTTGAAAGGTGAAATATGTCATACGCAGCAATAGAAAATAACATAATTATTTGGGCACAACAAAGGAAAATTATTCCTAACAGCACACCAGAAGTTCAGCTTCTCAAAGCAATGTCAGAACTAGGTGAACTAGCAGACGCAACCATTAAAAAAGATAAAGAAGCTGTTATTGATGCTGTCGGTGACGTAATGGTCTGCTTAGTAAATTACTGCGCACTACAAGACATCAATCTGGTAGACTGTATGGAAGTAGCATACGACCAGATAAAGAATCGTAGGGGTACGCTTTTGTCTAACGGATTGTTCGTTAAAGAAACTACTTAGCAAGTAAGTAAAGACCCACATTCGAAAAGGCGTAGCCAGCGTACACTATCGCCATGTGTGGGTTATCTTTAAATAGCTGTTCACCAGCTATGTAAGCGTATATTGCCCCTGTGAGAATGATGAGCCAAGAACTCATAACGCACTCACATCAATCACTTCACCACGAAACTCAATAAGTCCATCATCAAACTTGTGTACGAGTTCAGGCCACAATAGCTGACCATTAAAGAAGTTCAGCACAGCAAAGCCTGAACGATGGTTACTAGGGTTTAATTCACCATAAGTAAACTGTGGGCCATCTGGCTCTGCTAGTGTTCCAGTATCAACACCATACCTTGTGCCGTTGTAGTCGCTAAATGGCATGACTTTAAGGCTATGCAAGTGACCAGTTACGATTGACACACCAGCGTTAACTGTGTTGTTGTGAGTGGCATGAATACCACCTTTATATCTGTGCTTGATAATCACGTTCTCACTAGGCCAACAAGTCCAGCAGAATTCCCAATTTGTAATGTGGTCTGTCAGCTTAAACCCATCTACATCTTTAAACTGTGGTGCGTGTTGAGCCAGTCGATTACCAAACCGAATGTCGTGATTACCCCATGTAAAGATTAGCTTTACATTGTGTCTAGCGTCTTTTGCTGTTTCCTCAATCTCATCAAGTGCTGCCTGACAAGCCTTTAGTTCTTGAATAACTGAAGTCTGTGGTTGGTCAGTTACATCGTGACGAGATATAGAAGCACCATCAAACGCATCACCATTACAAATGATAGCTTTAGGCTTGAACTCCTGAATAGCCCACAGAAGCCCTTTAAAGGCCGTAGAACGCTGATTAGGAATGAAGTGAGCATCAGAGAACACTAATACTGTGCCGTTCTCTATGCCAAGGTTTATTTGCTTGAGTGGTGAATGAGACTTAGGACGCTTTTTATCGTAAGCAGCACCACGAAAATCACTAGAACCTAGCTTGATGTTGTAGTTGTCCTCAATCCATCGTCTGCGTAAGAATACTGCTCTGGTTGCAATCTTTAGGTGAGTAGCCATCTTGGAAGCAGAGCCTAATTCGCCCCATAGTTTGATGAACTCAACATCAGAGCAAGATTCATTATGTGCGCCCATTGGAATCCTTAGTCAATAAGTTTTCTAGCAAGTTGATAACCCTATGCTCTTGCATTTCAATATCCTCGTCTGAGGACTTAGGGTCTGTAGCTACCATCATCAAGTCATAAAGAAAGATGTGCAGTAACTCGTGTAATGCTGTCTTATCCAGACTTTCAGGTGTGATTTTCTCAGCACCAAAGTCTCCAAGTCGATAGGTTGCCAGTCTAGCAGTCTGATTAAACTCCACAGATGCCATAGCCTGTTTTGCTGGCTTAGTGCCTTTTTCTATGCGCCAATCTCCAAGGCTCAATATTTCTTGCCATTTCTTGACACTCTTAGCAAATACTTCAGCATCTTCTTTGGTAGGTATCATAATTAGCTTAAAAAAACTGCTTGCTCGTCTTTTCTTCTATTGAGTAATCCATTGAGAACTTTACCGCCAGCCATGCAGTATTTTAAAAGTTCTTCAGACGCACCTTGCATATCTCCTCTAAGAACCTTTTGACGGAGTGTGCTTCTCTGTAGTGTTCCAAGACCAACATTAAAGCTAAAGCTGACCAAAGCATCAAATTGGCCTTGGGTAAGAGCAACAGGGCAAAACTTCTCCACTCCTCGCTCAAACCTATCCAAGTCAGTTCTAAGAATTGCATCTACTTCCTCCATCGAAAAAGTACGGAAATCTTCTATCTTCAAAGCAAAGCCATCACGCTCATCCAGTTTGAGTTTGCCTTGCTCTGGATATAGTACATGACCCACACCTATCGTCCATAGCTTTGCAGGGCATCTATAGGGATTCTGACGCACACCTTCATGGTGCTTAATCATGTGAATGGCTTTGGCAGAGACTTTCATCACTTACCGCCAAATGCCCGACCACCAAAGTGAAAAGCAATGATGCTGGCAAACAATGCTTGTGTATCAGAATCCCAAAGCATATTGAGCAAGTCATCAAATGGAACGCTCATGTAATAGCCGTACCAGAATCCTGCAACATCAACAAAGACGAGCAAGAAAAAGAAACCATAGGTAATGACAGGACGAACACTAGCCCTTAGATTCTTCATCCATTGGCTTGTGCCTTCGTTAAGAGCAGTATCGTGAGCATAGATAGCTTGCATTTCAGCTTGTTGGGCAGCAACAATAGTTTGTGTGGTCTGCGCTGAAGTTTCCATAGCCAACTGTTCAGACTTGATATGCTCTACTCGTTCTTGAGCCTCAAACCCTAGCTTACGCATTTCCAGTTCACGCTGAATCTGGAGTTGAGCAAGTTCTAGTTCATGCTTTTTATCTGCTCTATCTTGGAAGAATTCTAGAAACTTTGGAACTCCACCCATTAGGAATGAAATAAGTGTTGATAGTAGGGTTAGCATATTTTTCCTTTATACATACAAGTCAAGTTTTCTGTTAGTGAATATCTCAAGTCTGAGTTTCTGTTGCTCTGCTCTTTTGTTATACAGTTCTAGCAAAATATCATCTATTTTGCGTTCTGCTTTTGCTGACTTAACAGCCATTCGATATTCTTCTTGGTGCTTTTCAATACGTCTTTGAGTCGCATCTGTCTTGTCCGGATAGCCAGTAGCATCGACCATAGGAAACCAACGGATTTTATCAATCATTTCTTGTCTTCCCTTTCTCTTGCTCTGGCGTAAAAGTAAAGAACTTTTGCTCTGAGTTCAGCAGAATCAGCAGCACCTGCCCACTCTGCCAATCTATTCCAAAGAACAACTAATTGTTCTACTGTGCAACTGTCTCCATTGGTAGTTAACCACCTAGACAATTGCATATGCCTAAGTGTTGGGTCATTTAACCAACTAATCGCATAAAAGTCTGTTAGTAAGCATTGTTTAGGTTGTGCTGAAACCAGTAACCAAACGGAAAACAGGCACAGCACTAACCATCTCATTTAGCCATTTCCGTAGAAGCTAAGTTCATACGAGTCTTAACTACAGTTAAATCAGATGGCTCTTTAGAAAAACCTAGAGAAAAATAACCTTCAAACTCACCAATTTCAGGAGGAACAGATGCCCAACAAGCATAAGTAGAGCCTTGTTTAGCTTCCCATTCAGAAGTCTTACCAGTTATTTCTTGCTTGGCACAATAGACTTCACCATTCATCATTGCAATCATCGCTGCATTACGAACAGGGTCTTTGTTAAACAGGGTTGAGTTATAGCCATCAAATGCAGTTTCACGACCTTTAGGGCCATACGCAAGTAATGTAGTTCTTCCATTGACTACAAGATTAGCTTTATGGACAACAATAGTGTCAGCTTCTAAGTCTTTCATAACGCTTTGAGCAATCTTTTCTAAGACTGGTACTTCACGCAATGATGACTTATGTGTGTTACTTGTAATAGCACCAAGAATTACTTGACGAGAATCCCATGCAAAGTAACCAGCAAAAGCTAGAAACGATAGGAGAATTACAGTAAACAGCTTGAATGGGTTATCTACCCACTTGATAAGTTCAATGACTTTATCAGTAGTAGATTCGTTTTTCTTGCTATGCGTAACGGCTACTTTTGGAATAGACCTTTTAACAGGTGCTACCTTTGCTGGCGTTTTAGTAGCTGTCTTAACTGTTTTCTTAGCGGTCACCATGTCATTGCCCAAAGGATAGTGTAAAAACACCAAATGATAGTTGCACAAAGGAGGACTGCCGCAATAAATGCTTCAGCCCAATCCCTCATTTTTTAACCCATGTTTGCCAGATAGCACCAGCCGCCATGATTAACCCACCAACCCATAACAATGGTTTGGCAATAGAAGCAACCCATCCAAGCACCTTAAAAGCCCCATCCAAGGCGTTTATAGCCTCTACAAGACCTTTTGTGTTCTTGTCGATAGAATCTACCTTGGCCTCAACTGCAACGAGCCTAGCGTAGATTTGTTCGTGGGTTACTTCTTCCATGATTATTCTCAGAAAGTAATTGAGCCAGAGGCTGTGAATTTGTAGATTCTAAAGCCACCGCTTGTTGTGATTGTGGGTGAGCCTGTTGTAGATGTTGCAAGTCTGTATGAGGATGGATAACGAATGATGACGATACCGCTACCGCCGTTAGCCGCCGCAGACCCATCATAAATACCCCCTGCACCGCCAGTGTTTGCTGTGCCTGCTACATGGGACGCGCCAGCGCCCCCAACACCGGGAGAACCATACGCAGTAGCACCATAGCCACCAGAACCACCAGCATACGTAGTTACAGTACCTGATATTGCACTTGCTATACCAGCACCGCCATTACCACCATAATTAGATGAGGCATTTAAACCAACAGTTCCCGCGCCGCCTCCACCGCCAGCCGCATTGTTGGCATAAGAAGCACCGCCAGCATTACCCTGACCAGATGTTCCACTTCCGGGATTGGTAATTCCAACGCTAGGATTAACACTACCGCCACCACCCGAACCACCTGATGCACCGCCAGACGTATTTAAATAACCGCCGCCACCGCCACCAAGCGCAACTATGTTTCCAGTAATTGCGCCAGAAGATGTAGCAATTAAAACTGAATTACCACCTGATGCGCCAACACCAGCACTAGAAGCCGCCGCACCGCCGCCTCCAACAGTTACCCACAACTGAGTTCCAGCCGTAACACCAGAAAAGCCAGCAAGCAATCCACCGCCACCGCCACCGCCAGCACCAGCATAAGAGCCACCTGCGCCGCCAGCAACAACCAAATACTCCACATTAGGTGGAGCAATCCCAGTCCAGTTGTTGTCTTTAATGGCTTGGGACGCTTGGCTTAGTGTCCACATCCCAGAATATTGGCCCATGTTAAGCCCCTTGAGTTACTTCAACCCATGATGTTGTTGATTCTTCCCATGTGTACATCTTGCCATCAGTAGGCATAGGTGTTGGTGCATCCCATAAATATGTTTCAGCGTTCTTAGTCCATGATGCAAATGGTTGTGGTGGGGCAAAACCTACACCATCCCATGTGTAACCAATGCCAGCATAGTTTTTATGCAATGGTGTACCGCCTTGGGTATGAACACCGCCTTGGGTGTTATAGGATGTTTGCACCCATTCAGCAGGGTCGCCCCAATGTCCTGTTGCAAGTGTTTCAGCATCGATAACAATTACTTGGTCAACAATGCCGTTAGTGATGTGCGCGAAATGTGCCATGTCTATCTCCAATTAAAAAGTTACAGTTCCTGATGAAGTCCAAGTGTAAATCTGGTAGCCATCAGCATAGTTAATTTGTGGGTTGCCAGTTGTTGCAGTTGGTGCTGAAAGAGACGCAGGGTAACGAATGATGACGATGCCAGAGCCGCCGTTGCCTCCAACAGTAGCAATGTTTATAGCACTTGAATACCCGCCAGCACCGCCACCAGAACCAGTATTAGCTGTAGCTGAATCCGCCGTACCGCCAGCAACAGAACCTGCGCCACCTCCAGCACTACCCAATCCTTGACTAGCGTAGCCAGCACCGCCACCGCCGCCAGCGTAAAAAACTCTTGCGCCTGTGATAGTTGAAACAGTCCCCGCACCACCAGAGCCTCCACCACCACTACTTGACGCATCTACACCAACAGAGCCACTTCCACCTCCACCGCCAGATGCAGAGGAAGTAGTACCAGACGCATTTCCTGACCCGCCAGCAAAACCTTGACCAGAAGTTCCTGTGCCACCAGCATAAGACCCTGTACCACCACCGCCACCAGAGCCACCATTTCCACCAACACTAGTTCTACCACCATAACCTCCGCTAGTTGCAGTTATAGAACTAAATACAGAATTTACACCTGCTGAACCAACAGCATTAGAGCCACCAGCGCCTCCAGCACCAACAGTAATAGTCAAAGCAGTGCCCGACGCAACAGCGAACCCAGCCGCAGTCAAAAGACCGCCAGCACCACCAGCACCACCCATTTGATTATTATTAGCCTGACCACCCCCGCCACCACCACCAGCGACCACTAGATATTCAACAGTCGACGGCGCACCAGATAAAGGGTTAAATGTTGCAGAAATGAAACCACCAAGATTAGCGCTCATAGCGTGATACTCCCGCTAGATGTGAATGTGTAAATTGTGTAGCCATTAGCTGTTGTCTTTGTTCCATTGGTTACGCTTGCAGCATCAGCAAATGTGCTTGGGTAGCGAATGATGACAATGCCAGAGCCTCCAGCACCACTACCACTAGCACCGCTACCACCACCTCCTCCACCGCCTGTGTTAACAGTTCCCGCAGTTCCAGTTCCAGTTCCTGCTATTCCCGCACCACCGCCACCTACACCGCCAGCACCAGCAGTTCCACTAGAATTTTCGGTACATCCACCACCGCCACCAGCGTAGGTTGTAACTGTTCCATTGATGGCTGATGCAATACCAGCACCGCCATTCCCTGCTCGTGAAGAACCCGCAGTTAATCCAACAGTCCCTGCGCCACCGCCACCGCCACCAGAACCAACGCCACCGCCTTGAAATCCAGTACCACCAGCATTACCTTGACCAGAAACACCCTGACCCCCTGCTAATGCACCATCTTGCCTACCACCGCCACCAGAGCCGCCTGATGCTGGAGGAGTGTCATCTTTAGCACCGCCTCCACCGCCTGTTGCTGAAATAGAACCAAAAACAGATGCAACACCAGAATTGCCAGTACCATTAGTTTTTGACGCACCGCCACCACCAACAGTTACTGTGATTGCAGAGCCTGTGGCAACAGGGTAAATGCCAGTTAATAAACCACCCGCACCGCCGCCACCAGAACCCGCACCAGCACCACCTGAAGCACCACCAGCAACAACTAAATATTCAACATAGTTAGTTTTTTGCGTACCACTCCATGCCTTTTGTGCAAGGGCTTGGACTTGTTGTTTAAGAGTAAATAAACCAGTTGGCATGAATCACCTCAAAAAGTAATCGTGCCAGAAGCAACGAATCTGTAAACACGCCATGGGCCTGTGACATAAGTTTCAGGTGAGCCTGTTGTTGATG